GTTTCAACACCCTCGGAGGAGAAGAAAGGTTTTCCAGTTACCTCTCAGTATCTTACGATTGAGACAGCAGTGAGACAGAAACCTGAGTGCCAATATGATAAGAATAACCCCCATAAGTATGTTCATATACTTCTATTGTGTTATGTGAATCAATGGCATGAGTTGAAATATGTAAAGAGAAGGAAAGGACAGAAAGACAACTCAATCCTACCAGAATCTAATCAGCATATGTATTACTCAGAACCCAAACAGAATACTCATAAGGGACAATAATATGGTATAATATGATACAGTATTACATTAAATCAAGGTTTTAAATAGTATTATAAATATAAAACTGTTAATTATTCCTTTTGGTAAGTGTGTGTAGAATCTGTATGTAATCTAGGTGTATTGAGAGTAGATTGAACAAGATATTAAAGGTGTCTGAGACTTGTGACCTTTGCGAGCATAGCATAAGGATTTATCTCTGTCAAGTATCAGGAACGCAGAATGTTACAGAACCCACACAATTTTGTGCATGAGTACCTATATACTATTGTGAGTCTCATAATTATCTCGTCTAGAATGTCAGGGAATCTCGACTAGATTCTCATAAAAGCTTGACATCTCGACTAGATTGCACTATAATAATCATATAATCAAACACACATCTCGACTAGACATGGAGTACGACTACGAGTTCATGTGGGATTACGAGATATCAGTACATGATGATCTCGACGAGAGTATGCACACATATGCAGAACTCGACGAGAACTATGCAAGACGAGAAAGCACCAACTTTCAGACGTTAGCATATATGCATTATGCATGCTGACATACTCGCACTAGATTATGAGCGCACACATATGGTGTAACGGATGATACCGCGCACTATGAATCATATATTAGCACAAGATCGGGGGTAAGGCAAGACCCGATGTGCCAGAAAAGAAAGTGGCACACCTCCACTTGACACGGAAGGTCACGATATTCTCATAAAAATAAAATTGCGCTGCTTCGGTGACGAAAGTTTTTGGAAAAGTCCTACCCCAGACTTATCCTTATTATAAAAAAAATCCAGCTGGATTGCAATCGATCTTGTGCCAGTTTATAAAGTGTCCACTAGTGGCACTTTTTTTATGCAATATGGATTATATTAAGAGAGTAAAGGAACATTTTAAAAAATGACCACCAAAACAAAATTTGTAAAAGAACTCTATAACGAGGACTTAGTTTATTCATCCGTACTTTTTGGAATGGGTTTTTGGATTGATGACCAAGGGTTGTTTATCTCAGCACCAGAGTTTAAAGATGGGTCACTTGACGTGGATAATGCGATTCCTGTTTATGATTGGGAGAACTTCTCAGAACTTACAGAGCATCACATCTCACACTTAATGCACGTTAACCAGATGTGCATACTCAAAAGAGATACACAGCAAATTGATTATTATGCGGAGGTTTTCAAAAATGCATAAGATTGAACTTACAGATGGTCAACTTGAGTACCTACAGGAACTCGTTATGTTTGGTTATGAAATGGAAGTCCCAGAGCAGAAAGGTTGGGACGTACAAACATACGACAATTTAGTGGATGTAGTAATGAAATAGTGCCAGTTCATAAAGTGGCACATAGTTTCCCCACTCTATTCAAAAGTGGGTTATATTATAAAAGTAATCAAAGGAGCATTAAATGCAACTAACACCAATCGCAAGCAACATGACAGAGGTTGAAACTTCTGAAGCAAGAATTTTATTTTCCTACCGCACACCAGTTGCTGCTTATGTATTCGGGGAGGGATATGTAAGAACAGAAAAATGGTGGAGTGTGACCACATCACGACATATTAACAAATGGATCGATGGTGGGACAACCAAAGAAGTGGCACAAACCTACCTAGACAACTTGGTCTAGGAGGTTATAATGAATATATCAACATCAATCTTTCTTTACATCCTTATCATCATTCTATTATGAACATGACTCGCAAATCTACAGACGAACTAAACGCAATCGTAAAAGCATTGTCTAAGTTAAGTCTTTTAAATACAACCGAAGAAGACCAGAGATTGTTTGACGCACAGCAGGAACTTAGAAAAAGAAAAAGAGAAGACGACTTTATTAACGCACACTTTCAAGTAATCACCTATTAATTATCATGAGTACACTAACCCACGAAGACATGCTTTTAGACATTTTTGACGAGGTACAGGAGAACTTTCCTTACCTTGACGAAGATAAGCAAATCGAAATCGCAAACAAAAGATTTGAGGATTTATGCCAATGATGTATGAATTCGACGGATACGACGAAATTTTAAAATGTTACGAAGGAGTAACCGACCAACACGCAAGCACATCGTTTGAAGTTGGTCTTATGAACGAACTTTACTATCAACTATTCAGAGAGGAATTTTAAATGACAGGAATTGAACTTTTTATACTGATCGGCGGTTGCTATGCACTTTATACAGTGGGGATGGCAATCGCAACCGAAATCGATTATAGACGAACTGTAAACAAATTGCAAAAGGAGAATGACAGTTTATTAAGTGGCACACACTGACTACACACTAACCAATTATCCCTTATAATAAAGGTATACAAACAAAGTTTCAAAACTATGTACAAAGAAAAAAGAGTAATCAGACCAAATGACGAAGTAGTAAGGTATTACTGCGAAAATGGATATGGTCTATCCGTTGCATGTCATGAGCATTCTTACGGAGGTAAAGAAGGTCTTTATGAGATTGCACTTTTAAAGGGAGACAAACTTCATTATGACGACCACGAATGGCAGGATGTCAGAGGATGGTTAACCAAATCAGAGGTTTGGAGTTGGTTGAGAATTGTTTCAGAATATTAAATCATTGTTAAGGGTACTGGATAAGTGCCCTTAATCAACTATAATAGAGTTATACACCACCACGGAGTTATTCATGTACACCACTGAACAATTTGAGAAGGAAGTAGCAGGGTTGAGAGCATTGATTAAAATGTGCGATGACTTGGAGAAGGAGAACGATAAAAAAACAAATGCCTTGATTGATCAAATCAATGGAGAAAATTCATTCTCATGGAGGGCAAACTAATGAATAAGAAATTCATTGTCACAAATATTGAATTTGATCCAAAATTCAAAAATGCCAAAGAGATTGAGGATCTCAAGTTCAAAGTTCAAAATGCAATCGGTATTTGGGACGTTGAAGGCAAAACAGAGGATGACCATGTTGCAAAACTCTTTGATGAGGTTCAGAATTATATGGGAGTTTATTTAACTTCACTCTCATATGAGAATAATAAACCTCACGCACTTACATCGTACATGTAAGGCGGCCAGTTCATAAAGTGGCACAAGGGGACTACCACAGTCCCCAATATCCATTATAATAAGTACATACACCAAAAGGAGTTACATCAATGTTTCAAACAGCAATCAATCTCACAGACACACCAAGAACAGAGTACAACGGATGGGCAGACTGGACAACTTGGAACTGTGCGTTGTGGATAGGAGGGGACGAAGGTTTATACAACTTAGCAAAAGACTTTAGAACTTACGGGCAGTTCATTGAAGTCATGACAGATATGGGAATGACCAAAACACCCGACGGAGCAAAGTGGGACGAAGCAGACTTTGACGAAATGCAGGAGATGATGGACGATTTATAAACTGTCACAAGGGGTATACAACATACCCCTCTATCCTTTATAATAAGTACATACACCACAAAACACCATGACAAAAACAGAAAGAATCATCAACGGAATCAAAAAGAATGACAGTTTTGAGAATGTTGCTTATGTCTGCGAAGACTTTGAGACATTCGTAATTGAGGTTGCAGAGTGGGGAGTAGACCACATATCACAAGTTGACTTTGACGACCCAGACCTAAACCTTGAGCAGTTAGACACATTTTTTGCTTCATTCGGTTGCACTCCAAGCAATCCGCATCCGTGCAGCAACTACGCAACAGCAGTTTACCAAGGTGCTTAATATGAAAAACTTACACATTGAACACCCAGAGGACACAATTCTTACAGGTGACTTATCTGTACTGGATGCATTCTCAAACAGAATGCATAACTCTTATTCCGTGAAGATAGACGGATCACCCTCTATAGTATGGGGAACTAACCCAGAGAATGGAAAGTTTTTTGTAGGCACGAAGTCCGTATTTAATAAGAAGACCCCAAAGATTAATTATACTGTAGAGGACATATGCAACAATCACAAAAACGTAGAATTGCAATCAATCTTAATCAGATGCCTTAATTGTTTGCCACGTACTGAAGAAGTTCCGTTCTCAGTGTTTCAAGGGGACTTTATTGGGTTTGGTGGTTACAGAGATTACAAACCGAATGCAATCTCTTATACGTTTGACAAAGTAATGGACGGAGGAGTTGTTGTTGCTCCGCATACTTATTATACTGGAAGCACACTCAAGGACATGAACGCAAAACCTCTTACATTCGTTTTGTTAAGTGGTCGTGGTGCTGACTTCATTCAACCTGATGCGTGGATTACTGATAAAGGTGCAACCATAGACATTGACCTTATGATCGGTTTTGCCCGTCAGATGGCAACACTTGTGGACTTTGCAACACCGAAGGAAGCAAAGCAGTTGAAGCAGGATTTAAACGCATACATTCGTGATGGTGACGAAGTGGTTGCGGAGGAGTTTGCTAATTATCAGTTGGTGCGGTTGTGGTTACTTGTGGAGAGTATAAAGACTGAGTTCATGGAACTGATGAGAGACAATTTTAAATGCGATTGCTTTCTTGGTAAGGAGTTAGTCAACGGAGAGGGGTACGTCATGGCAGGTCGTCACGGAACATATAAGTTAGTTGACAGAGAGACCTTTTCATATTATAATTTTAATATCATTCGTTCGTGACTACAGCAGTTGGGGGGTTGCCGCCCCCCGTATATAAAAACGCAAAGGGAACCTAACCTACAAAGTGTTACGGAAGCGTGATAAATGTTGCATTTTATATACAAAAATTTCTCCAGGTATAGATAAACTGAAAAAGGAAAATGAAATCCACCTACATGAAAAAAAATCCCGACGAAATTTTGACTTCAATAGAGACCGATATGGTTACGGGTGAATATTATACGATCATACCAGAATGGATCATGAATGAGATGAACTGGTATGAGGGAACTAAAATAAAATTCAACATCGATACAGAAGAAGTAATCATCACAGAATCAGATGAGTAAAGAACCACTTAAGTTTGCAGAGGATCGAATGGAGTACTTTCGAGAGTTTCATTCGGTAGTTGCACCAGTAGTTGTATTGGATGGATATGACTATGAAAGAAAGTATGATGAAGAACCAAGTTTTTGTAAACATCCCGATGAATAAGAGTTATCACATATACCTTGAAGATAAGGTATTGTTTAAAAACTTAGAGAAAGAAATATTTGATATTGTCTGGGATAGAATCTACTCTTCCTATCATAAAGATGATTTATTTTATGTTGAAGTCAATGATGAACATTCGGATAACAATACAGAACACTCTTATTGACAATGTATAGATAATAGTGTATTATATAATTATAATTGAACATTAGTATGGCAAAAGGATTTACTGTTAAATCAGCTGCAGCAAAAGCAAAGAAAGAAGCAAAAGCACCAGAGTGGGACTACGATAAAGCAAAACAAATGATAGCAGGTAAGACAGTTGTGTTCTGTCTACCAGGTCGAGGAGTATCATATACATTTCTAAAGAACTTTGTGACACTATGCTTTGACTTAGTTCAAGCAAAGGCAAGTATACAAATATCACAAGATTATTCATCAATGGTCAATTTTGCCCGTTGTAAATGTCTTGGTGCAAATGTTCTTCGAGGTCCTGATCAATTACCTTGGGATGGTAAACTTAAGTATGATTATCAGTTATGGATTGACTCAGATATCGTTTTTAATGTTGAAAAGTTCTATCAACTTGTTTTAATGGACGAAAAGATTGCATCAGGTTGGTATTGCACAGAAGATGGTAAGACAACTTCAGTCGCTCACTGGTTAGATGAGGATGACTTCAAAGGTAATGGTGGAGTGATGAACCATGAAACACTTGATTCAATTGCAAAGAGATCAAAACCATTCACAGTTGACTATGCAGGTTTCGGATGGTTACTGATTAAGCACGGTGTCTTTGAAGATGATCAGATTAAGTATCCTTGGTTTGCTCCGAAGATGCAGATATTTGAATCTGGTGCTGTTCAAGACATGTGTGGAGAAGATGTCTCATTCTGTTTAGACGCAAAAGAGGCAGGTTTCCGTATTATGTGTGACCCTCGTATTCGTGTAGGACATGAAAAAACCAGAGTTATATAAGATTACTCATAAAGGTGAGGTTCTTTTTGAGAATCTGACAGAGGAGGAATACTTTACGAAGATGGAGGAACTGGCAGATAAGTTTTATGCTGAAGGTACACCGCATCCGCTCGAACTTAGAACTGAAATTAAGGAAAATTAATGGCAAAAACGTTTAGCATGGGTAACACAATTGAAACCCACCCGAAAAAAACTCGTCAAGGAAAGGGAAAACACTCGAAATACTCGGCAACATCCCGTAACTCGGCTCGTAAAAGATATAAAGGACAAGGAAAATAGATGGCTTGTTTGATTGCGAACCTACCTTCTTATGAAGTATGGGTAAGAAAAGAGTATTTGACTGATCATAAGAGTGGTCATGGTGAATTTGTAAAAGGAGTATGGGTATCTGCGAAGAGTATACCTGGTCGTGCGTTTTATTTTGAGACATATTTACCCGAATATGCTGCAATGTTCGATAAATTACCGATTTCTGCGTTTACATCCGACCCAGAAACACCAACTCCTGACATGACACTGCACAATTTGCAGTTTTGGAACTGTATGGACTATGGAGTCGTTGCAGTTCAGAAGCAATTTATAGGTTCAATGCACTATGAGGTTTATACAAGAGACTATGGCAACCAA